TACAACACCTGATTGTGGTGGTTGTATGAATATGTATATGCAAAATTATAATCCTGATGCTACATATGATAATGGAAGTTGTTATAGATTTGGATGTATGAGTACATATGCAATAAATTATGATCCAATGGCAACACTACCTTGTATAGGTAGTTCTATCATTGGTGATGGTCTTAATGGTGGTTATCAAGGTGTATGTGATCCAATATTTGGAAATGAAATTCAAGGGAATTGGGATGGTGCCACCCCATATGTGTATGCTGGAGATCCAACAATAGGTATACCTTGTAACATGCCTCAGATTTTTGATGATGAATGGGATGAAATAGAATTATCTTGTTGTCAGTTTCCACCACCTTATTATGAGTCTTCTGGAGGATCAGGTGGTCCGGGAGGTGGATCAAATACAGGTGATACAGGGCCGGGATGTTGTCCTCCTGGAGCATTTACTTATTCAAGTGGTATAGGTGGTTGTTATTGTTGTTCAGCACAGTATACAATTAGTGGTGTACAGTGGGGATCAACTTGTCAATATTATTAAAAATAAATTAAAGAGGTTATAATGAAAATAATATTTTGTGTTCCAGGTAAAACATTTTCGAGATGGTTTTTATATGCTTGGACAAATTTAATTAAAGAATTAGAAAAGGTGGGTATAGAATGGGAATTGGCTGTAAGTTATTCAGCAATTGTTCATCATGCAAGAGATCAATTAGTTCAACAAATTTTTAAGAATAGAAAAGATTATAATTATATGATGTGGATAGATTCTGATATTTATTTTGAACCACATCAATTTTTTAAACTTTTAGATCATAATGTAGATATAGTTTCTGGGCTTTATTTTAGAGAATTAGGTATTACTGATAGAAATAAAAAAAGATTTGCTTGTATAGTTAATGGTAAAGCTATAAATGAAATTGAATTGAATGAAATTAAACCTAGTTTACAACATCCTAAATTAAAAGAAGTAGATGGTAATGGTATGGGTTGGATGTTGGTTAAAAAAGGAGTTTTTGAAATTTTATATGAAAATGGAAAGTTCCCTTGGTTTTCTGAAAAATATTTATCCAAATTTGGTGTTTGGAGAGCTTTAATTGAAGATGGTGCATTTCAAGAAAATGCTAGAGATAATGGTTTTAAATCTTATGTTGATCCAACAATAATAGTTGGTCATGAAAAACCAATAGTTTTGCATGAAAAAACAGTAGATAATATAAGATAAATTAATTATTGGTTATATTTATACATAGGAGAAAATTATGGCTATTAAACCAATTACAGATAAAACATTAATCGATACTACAACTGTGAGTAGAGAACAACAAATATCTCAAAGAGAAGCAAATACTCGTGGTGGAAATGAATCTCAAACAATCGTTCCAGGTTATGATTTAAGTCAACAATATTCTATAACTTTAAAGGATATAGATACTTCTATAATGTCATATATTAAAGATGTAATTAGACCTACAGTTCAAGAAGCAAATGAACAGATTAAAGTTACTGTAATGTATGGTAACGAAGAAAGATGGAAATCAGTTCGTAAAAGAGGAGTAATGAGGGATAAAAATGGTGCTCTTATTTTACCTTTAATTATGTTAAAAAGAACTGCTGTTGAAAAGAGTGATTTAATACCAGGTTATGAACATGATATTAGAAGAAAATATACAGAGATAGTCAGAAAAAGTGGTTGGTCTAAAAAGAATAGATATTCACGATTTTCTATTCAAACTGATGAACATCCAGTATATGAAAGTTTAGTTACAACAATACCAAATTTTGTTAATATTACTTATGAATTTGTATTATGGACAAATTTTATAGAACAAATGAATCCATTAGTGGAAACATTTATGGATTATGATAAAACATATTGGGGTAATAAAACTACATATAGATTTATTTCAAATATTGATTCAGTTAGTGATGCTTCAGAAATGAATCAAGATGGTGAAAGATTTATAAAATCAACATTCAGTTTAACATCACAAGCTTACTTATTACCAGAAGAAACAAATTCTATTGTTATGGGTAAAATGACACAAGTTCAGAAAAGACTTACTCCTAGAAAAGTTGTTTTTGGTTATGAGGGTGATGCTACAAATCATCAAATAAAACATGGTGGAAAAACTACAGATTCAAATGATGATACAAGGGTAAAAAGGGTAAAATAATCACCTAAAAAATAAATTTATTTTTTTTAATTTAAATATATATTTATATATAGTTAATTAACAAATGGAGGTTATAAATGTCAGAAGAAGTAAAATTCACAGAAAATGAATTAAAAAAAGTTACAGACTTACAAGGAACTTATTTAAATCTACAAAGTGCTCTTGGACAAATTTCAATTGGAAGAATACGATTGGAACAACAAATGCAAGATTATGATGATGCTGAGGGTAAAGTGAGAGAAAGATTCGCTGAAACTCAAAAAGATGAAAGAGATTTTATAAGTGAAATAAATAAAAAATATGGTGATGGAAATTTAGATATTAATACTGGGGTATTCACACCAAAACCTGCTGAAGAAAAAACAGAAAATAAATAAAAAAATATAAATTAATTCTATCGTTTGGAGGTTTAGTTTAATATTTATATATGAATTTGTGTATGCGCTAACTACGTTACAATTTTGATATAATTTTTATATAAATAGGAGACCCCAAATGGCAGAAAAAATAGTATCCCCCGGAGTATTTACAAAAGAAATAGACGCTTCCTTTTTACCAGCAGCAGTTGGTGATATTGGAGCAGCAATCATAGGTCCAACAGTAAAAGGACCAGCTATGGTGCCAACCGTAGTAACATCTTATGCAGAATTTAAAACAAAATTTGGAGACACTGTTAAAAGTGGTTCAAATTATTATACATATTTAACATCCACAACTGCTGAACAATATTTAAAACATTCAGGAAGATTAACAGTTGTTAGGGTACTTGATGGAACTTTTAGTGGTGCTAGTTCATTAGTTGTAACTGGTTCTGGTGGAACTGCTGGATATACAGGTAGTGCAGCAGCAAATTTAGCCGAAAATTCAGGAAATACTTCTTTTAAATTAAATACTATTGCACATGGTGCTAATATGAATAATGCAGCTGAACATGATGCAACTCATATGACAAATAATACAGGTTCAAATTGTATTATTATTAGTGGTTCATCTGATAACATTAGATGGGAAGTAACATCAACAAATGTATCTAAAGGTACATTTACTTTATTGATTAGAAGAGGTGATGATACTTACAAAAGAAAACAAATTTTAGAAACATGGAATAATTTATCATTAGATCCAAATCAAAATAATTACATTGGTAAAATGATTGGAGATTCATACGCTGATATACAAGGAACAGGTACAACTGATCCATATATTAAATATACAGGTAAATATCCAACAAAATCAAAATATGTTTATGTATCAGATATTAATGATACAGTGGACTATCTTGATGAAAATGGTAATGTTAGGGTAGGAAGTGCTTCATCTTCTCTTCCAGGTATTGGTAGTGGTTCATATCACGGAACATTTATTGGTGGTAGTAATGGTGAAGCTGGATTTGATTCAGTAGGTAAACCAAGTGGAGATTATACTAGTGCTGCTTATGATTTTTATGATAAAATAGGAACAACTAATTCACAAGGATTTAGATTAGATGGAAACGCTTCTAGAGGTGGAAGTGCTTATACAGAAGCTCTTGATTTATTATCAAATGCTGATGAATATGATATTAATCTTATATTAATGCCTGGTATCATTGATGATTTAGGAAATGATCATACATCTATTATAACAAAAGCTGTTGATGTTTGTGAAAAAAGAGGTGATTCTTTCTTGGTTTATGATACTGTTAAGTATAGTGAACAAACAATATCAAATGTAACAGATAAAGCTGCTACAAGAGATTCGAATTACGCTGCTACATATTGGCCTTGGGTTCAAATAAGTGAAAATCAATTAGGTAGATATTGTTGGGTGCCACCATCAGTAGTATTAGCTGGTATTTATGCATTTAATGATAAGATAGCTGCTCCGTGGTTCGCTCCTGCTGGTTTAAATAGAGGAGGATTGGATACAGTAGTTCAAGCATCTAGAAAATTAACTCATGCTAATAGAGATGATTTATACGAATCAAATGTTAACCCAATCGCTACATTCCCTGGACAAGGGGTTTGTGTATGGGGTCAAAAAACATTACAGAAAAAATCATCAGCTCTTGATAGAGTAAATGTAAGAAGATTAATGATTAAAGTTAAGAAGTTTATTTCAGCTTCTTCAAGATTCCTTGTATTTGAACAAAATACTGCTCAAACAAGAGAAAGATTCTTGAATATAGCAAACCCATTTTTAGAGCAAGTTCAATCACAGAGTGGATTAAATGCATTTAAAGTTGTAATGGATGAAACAAATAATACACCTGACGTTGTAGATAGAAATATTCTTTATGGGCAATTGTTTTTACAACCAACGAGAACTGCTGAGTTTATTGTGTTAGATTTCACAGTACAACCTACAGGTGCAGCATTTCCAGAATAAATAGGAGAATTTAAGTGGCAGAAAAAATAGTTTCACCGGGTGTTTTTACAAAAGAAATAGATGCATCATTTTTACCAGCGGCGATTGGTGATATAGGTGCTGTAGTGATAGGACCTACTGTTAAAGGTCCAGCATTAGTTCCAACAGTTGTAAATTCATATTCGGAATATCAACAAAAATTTGGTGATACATTTAAAAGTGGTTCATCATATTATCAATATTTAACATCTACAACAGCAGAAAATTATTTAAGACATGGTAGTAGACTTACAGTTGTTAGAGTTATGGGAGATGGTTATACAGGAGCTTCAGCCACTGTATCTGCTTCCATAGATCCATCTGTCGTTGGTGGTGGTGTTAAAGCTACTGGTAGTATAACATTTGCATCTAATGCATTATTAGGTTATTCAGCATCTATTGGTGGAGTAACATTTAATTTTACAAGTCGATCAATTGATATAGGTTCAAATACAGCAACTAATTTATATGTTGTAACTGGATCTAATGTTACTAATACAGCAATTGCATTTAGAGATACTATTAATAATAGTGGTTCATTACATAATTTGAGAATATCAGCTAGTAATGATTCTGGTAAAGTAGGAATTACTTCAAGTTTAGCTGGATATATGTCATCAGGTGAAAGTAATCCAGCAACTGCTGGTGGTTCTAATATAGCTACTACATTAACTTTAGTAACATCATCTGTTGGTGGAGTGGAGGCTATGACAGTAAACCAAATGCAGGGTGGTCAAGACTATAATGCAGGTGTATTTACAAATGCTTTCAAATTAAATACTATTGGTGATGGTACAATATTAAACAGTAATGGTACAATTGGAACAAATGATGTATTGTCAAATGGTACAAAAGATAATATAAGATGGGAAATTGGATCTTTTAATAAAAATAAAGGTACATTTACTCTTTTAATTAGAAGAGGTGATGACACCTTTAAGAGAAAACAAATTTTAGAAACATGGAATAATGTAAGTTTAGATCCAAACCAATCAAATTATATTGGTAAAGTTATTGGTACTCAATATGTTAGTATAGCTGGAACAGCTAATGATCCATATTTAACTTTTACTGGAGATTATCCAACAAAATCAAAATATGTTTATGTATCAGATATTAATGATACAGTGGACTATCTTGATGAAAATGGTAATATTAGAGATGCTAATCTTACAGCTTCATTACCAACTTTCCATAGTGGTTCAAATAGTGGTTCATTTGCTGGTGCATTTATGAACGGTTCAGATGGAACTTTAACTCATCCATTAGCTCTTAATGAAAATATTGTGAATGCTAATACACAAGGATTTAATTTAGGTACACCTGCTGTTAAAGAACAATATACAAAAGCACTTAATTTATTATCAAATAATGATGAATATGATTTTAATTTAATGTTATTACCTGGTATATTTAGAAATCTTTCTAATCATACATCGATTGTTACAAAAGCTATTGATGTTTGTGAAAAAAGAGGTGATGCATTTGTTGTCATTGATGGTGTTGATTATAGTGTAACCAGCGTATCAGACGCTACTGAACAAGCAAAAGCGATGGATTCGAATTACGCTGCTACATATTGGCCTTGGGTTCAAACATCAGATTCACAATTAGGTCAAAATGTATGGGTGCCACCATCAGTAGTAATGGGTGGGATATTTGCTTTAAATGATAAATTGGCAGCTCCTTGGTTTGCTCCTGCTGGATTGAATCGTGGACAAATATCTAATGTTATTCAAGCGGCTAGAAAATTAACAGCAAGTAATAGAGATGATTTATATGAATCTAATGTTAATCCATTAGCTACATTCCCAGGTCAGGGAGTTGTTGTTTGGGGTCAAAAGACTCTACAGAAGAAATCTTCAGCATTGGATAGGGTTAATGTAAGACGACTATTAATCAAAGTTAAGAAATTTATCGCTGCTTCATCAAGATATTTAGTATTTGAACAAAATACTGCTCAAACAAGAGAAAGATTCTTGAATATAGCAAATCCATTCTTGGAACAAATTCAATCACAAAGTGGTTTGAATGCATTCAAAGTTGTTATGGATGAAACGAATAACACTCCAGATGTAGTTGACAGAAATATCCTTTATGGACAATTATTCTTACAACCTACAAAAACTGCTGAATTTATTGTGTTAGATTTCACAGTACAACCTACAGGTGCTGCTTTTCCTGAATAAGAAATCGATAAAATAGTATAAATTAAGGGATTTATTTAAATATAAATCCCTTTTTTTTGTCTTTTTTAATATTTATATATGAAAACTTATGTGTTTTGTAGTATGTAAAACACTTGAATATTAGGAGAAAAGATATGGCAACTTTGATTGATGCAAATCAGGCGATGTTTACACCATTTGAACCAAAACTGAAAAATCGTTTTGTGATGTCAATAGATGGTATTCCAGCGTATTTAATTAAAACAACGGGTAGACCTTCAATTTCATTTGAAGAAGTAGAACTTAATCATTTGAATGTAAAAAGATTTGTGAAAGGAAAAGCTACTTGGGAAACTATTGAAATGAGTTTATATGATCCAGTTGTTCCTTCAGCTTCACAAGCAGTTATGGAATGGATAAGACTATCTCATGAATCAGTTACTGGTAGAGATGGTTATTCAGATTTCTATAAGAAAGATGTTCTAATTAAAGTTTTAGGACCTGTTGGTGATGTAGTTGAACAATGGACATTAAAAGGAGCTTTTATTACAGCAGCTAATTTTAATGATTTAGATTTTAGTTCAAGTGATCCAGCTGAAATATCAGTAACATTAAGATATGATTACGCTATATTAGAATTCTAAAAAAGATTTAAACCACATAATCGTATCACAACATTAAGACCCTTAATAAAATATTGAGGGTTTTTTTGTTTTGTATATATTTATATATGAATTGGTTATAAAACATACATAAAGAGGTTTTTAATGTCAGAATTAACAACATTTGAAGAAATAATAGAAAAAGTATTAGCACATGAGGGTGGTTATGTAAATGACCCTAATGATAGAGGTGGTGAAACTAAATATGGTATTACCAAAAAGTTTTATCCAGATGTTGATATAAAAAATTTAACAATAGATCAAGCTAAACACATATATCATACCGATTATTGGAGACGTGGTAAATGTGATGAAATACCATCTAAATTAAGGCATATATATTTTGATATGCTTGTAAATTTTGGTAAGAGAGGGGCTGTTAAAGTTTTACAAAAAGCAGCAAACGCAAAAAATAAAGATAAGATAGATGTAGATGGTGGATTAGGACCAGCTACATTAAAAGCAATTCAGAACCTTGAACTTGAAAGAGTACGAGCATATCGAGTTTTAAGGTTCGCTAATTTAGTAATTAAAAAACCTGAACAAGAACGATTTTGGTTTGGATGGTTCAGGAGAGCAACGGAGGTATAAAGATGTCAAGTACAAGTGAATTATATGAAACAATGAATAACTTATGGGAAGATTTTCAAACAAACCATAGAACATTTACAGAAAAAGGTAACAAATCTGCTGGAACAAGAGCTAGAAAAGCTGTAGGTGAAGTTAAAAAATTAGTTACTGCATACAGACAAGCATCAGTATCTGAATCAAAATCATAGGAGATAAAAATGGCAGAAGATCAAATCAAAAAATCAATTGAAAGTAGTTTTGAGAAAAAACATACTTTTCCATCGGAAACTATAGATTTACCTAGTAAAGGTAAAGTTTATCCAAAAAATAGTCCTTTATCTGATGGAACTATAGAATTGAAATATATGACAACTAAAGAAGAGGATATTCTAACATCACAGAATCTAATTAAAAAAGGTGTTGTTGTTGATAAACTTTTAAATTCACTTATTGTTACACCTGGTGTAACTACAGATGATTTAATCATTGGTGATAAAAATGCAATTATGGTAGCAGCTAGAATATTAGCATATGGTGGTGATTATGAAGTTGAAGTTATGAATCCAAATGATAATAGTAAATTTAATCATAAATTTGATTTGACAGCTTTAGAATTTAAAAATCCTGTTGAAGGTGTAGATTATTCTGAAAATAATTTTACATTAGATTTACCAGTAAGTAAAGTAACAATTACATTTAAACTTTTAGATGGTAAAGATGAGAGAAATATTGCTTCTCAATTAAAAGGTTTACAAAAAGTTGGTACACCTGGTGAAGTTTCAACTAGATTGAAAAATGTAATTACTTCTGTTAATGGTGATGATTCAAAACAAACTATTAGTACATTTGTTGAAAATATGTTGTCAAAAGAATCACTTCTTTTAAGAGATGAAATTTCAAGACTTAATCCTGATATTGAATTATCACAAGATGTTGAACTGCCTAGTGGAGAGACAGTATCATTGGCAATTCCAATGACTGTCGAATTTTTTTGGCCTAAGGCCGGAGCATAGAGCTCAAATACACGAACAAATTTTTGCATTACTTTATAGTAGTAATGGTGGATTTACACATTCTGATGTGTATAATATGCCTACTTATATGCGAAATTTCTATTTACAAAAATTAGTAGAAGTTAAAAAAACAGAAAAAGAAGAAATGGAAAAAGCTAAGAAAAAGAAAGGTTCTTCATTTAGCAAACCTAATTTCCCAGGAAAACCATAAGTATAATATAATATAAATCAAATTTTCTTACAAAGTTAATATTTATATATGACTTGGTATATCTAAAATCAAGGAGGAAATAGATGTCAAAGAAAAAATCATATATGGATAAAGAAAATATCATCAATGAAGGTATAATTGATAAGATTTTTGATTATATTAAAAAACGCAAAATAAGAAAGCTTGAAAAAGCTTTTAGAGATCAACCTGAAATCAAAGCAAAAATACGAAAATTTAATGATGATGCTAGAGCATTTGAAAAATATTTAAAATCACGTGGTATAGATCACAAAATACATAAGTTATAATCACTATAAGGAAGATAAATGTCAACAAAGATTTATAGAGAAGTAACATCGAAATTTAATGATGAGACTCAGAAATGGGAAACTATTTCTGAAGATTCTTATGATTATGATGGACCTATGGATCTTGTGCAAGGTGGTGATATGGATGAAGATTGGAGAAATTTAGAAGAAGTATTCAAAGATTTAGGAAAAACTTTTGAAAAAGCTATGAAAAAAGCTGTTAATTCAGGAGCTAGTTCATATAAAAAATCATTTATATCTGCTGGAGCGGCTGTTAATAAAGCTTTAAAAGATAATACAGGTCATCGAAGAGCTATTACTAGAGCAGGTTTAGAAGATTCTTCTAAACAATATTTATTAGCTTTAGAACAATTCCAACAAGGATTAATATCAGCTGCCGATTTCAGTTCAGCTGCACAAGAATTTGAAAATGCGATGCACAATAGTAAACTGGGTAAAAACACAAGAGATGAACTGTTAAGAGGAATTCATGGAGCTACAACAGCCGCAGAATTACAAGAAGCTCATGATAATATACAAGAGGCTTTTTCCGAAGGGATTCAGGATGGATTAGGTATTCTACCTAGCAATACATTTACAAAAGTTTTAGGAATTGATGCTGCATCTGAACAAGCATCAAAAGCTCTATCTGACAAATTAGCTCCAATGTTAACTGGTTTGGGTAAATTTATGGGTAGACATTGGGGTGCAGCGTTGGCTGTTGGTGTAGCATTTGCTATTATTAGTGCAATTTCATCTCTTACAGATGAAATAGGTGAAGAATTTGGTGCTATAGGTGCACAAACATTTGGTACTGATTTAATAGCGGCTAAGGCAACTGCTACAGAACTTGGTTATGAATTTTCAGATGTAGCTGATTCTGTCAAAGCCATGAGTAATGAATTTGGTATCTCTTTTGGTGATGCTATAGAAATAAGTAAAGCTTCTATGGATACAGCAAGAGCTCTTGGTATTAGTACAGACCAAGCTGGTGAACTTACAGGTTTATTAATGCAAATGGGTGGACATTCAGCTGAATCTGCTCAAAACTTTTTAAAACAAGGAGCTGCTCTTGCTAAATCTGCTGGTATTTCACCAGCTGCTGTTATGTCTGATATTTCAGGTTCAGCTGAAGAATTGGCTGGATTTATGAAAGATGGTGGTGAAAATATTATGCAAGCCGCTGTTGGTGCTAGAAAGATGGGAATGAACTTGGGTGAAGTTGTTTCTATGGCAGATAGTTTATTAGATTTCCAATCTTCAATTGAAAAGGAAATGACAGCATCTGTGATGGTAGGTAAAAATTTAAATCTTCAAAGAGCTAGAGAATTAGCATTGGCTGGTGATTTAGCAGGTATGACTGAAGAAGTATTGGATAATGTAGTTTCTGAAGCTGAATGGAATGAACTAAATGTTCTTCAAAGAAAATCTATTGCTGACGCTTTGGGTGTAAGTGTTCAAAGTATGAGTAAAATGGTAGAAGAATCAGGTAAAACATTTCAACAACTTAAAGCTATGAGAGAACTTGATATTAGTGAAATTGTATCTGATGATGCTTTAAGTAATATAACAGTATTTATGAATAATTTAAAAGCAATTGGGTTATGGTTTTTAACTGGTATATCTTGGATGACAAATTTTTTTGGTGAACAGGGTGAAGGTTGGGATATGGTTGGAACAGCAATTACACTTGTTCTTGTTGGGTTGGTATTATTGAGTGTATGGTTAGGATTTGTAGCAGTTCAAGGATATGTGGCAGGACTTGGTGCTGGAGCAGCTGCAGGTGGAGTAGGTGCATTAGATGCTGCTATGGTAGGATTAGCAGCTACCGCTCCTGTTGCAGGACCTGCGTTAGCTTCTCTAGCAGCTACTGGATGGTCATTAGCAGCTACTGCGGCTGCGCTTGCAGTTTCTATTGGTATGGTGGTTGCTGGTATAGTTGGAATTGTATATTTGCTACCTCCTGTTATTGATGCGTTTGGTAGATTAGGAACAGTTATAACTGATAATATAATTAAATTGGTTGATAATGATACTATATTGGGAATTATAGGATTGGCTGGTGCATTTTATATATTAACTTCTGCATTAATCGCTATGTCAACTGCTGGTATGTTTGCTATGCCGGTTATTCAAGGTGTAGCTGCTATAGCTGGTATAGGATTAGGTGCTATGGCTATTGGTGGTTGGTTATTTGGTGGAAAAGATGAAATTAAATGGATAGAATTACAAACGGAAATTCAAGCGGTTGCAACGGCTGTTAATGACCTTAAATCTTCTACATTAAAAGTTAAAATAGCGGAGGGGCAAATTTAATGAGTCTTGAAAAATTAAAAAGTGCATACGCAAATATTACTTTACCTAATGATAATTTAAAAAAAGAAGGTAAAGATGTTAATAATAACATGAGACCATTAGATAAAACAACTCCTGATATTAATGGTGGTGTCGGATTAGATCTTACTAAAATGGTATCTGAATTTAGTATTCAAAATTCACCTCAAATGGTGGATAGTATGAATAATGAAAAAGCTTCTGGATTTACTCCCAATTATGATAAAAGTTTATTTACTGGGATAGAAGGTAAAAAACCAAGTATAACATTTAATGGTAATACATTAGCTTATACTGATAGGAATGTTGAATGGCCTGGTCCTGTTGATTTTATGAGTAATCAGAAAGTTGGTGGATTTACATTAGATAGTACACATAAATCACCTAGTTTATATAAAGGTGTTGTGGATGGTGAAAAACCAATATCTACATGGGTTAATGGTTTAAATGTAGGTGGTAGTTTATTTGGTATTGATGAACCTAAAAAAGATTTTAACTTTATTTGGAATGATAATAAACAAATAAATTATACATTGGGTGATGTTGATTTTCCAGGTCCAGTAGATTTTCAAACCATAATAGGTATGTGGACAACTCAATTAACTGGTTTAAATTTTCCTGATGGGTTTACATTGGGAATGAATGAATCAGAATTGGTTAAAGGTTATCAAACTATGACTCTTCAGGGAGAAGATTATCGAAATACTAATAAATATAATATTGGTAATTATTCGTTTACAGATGTACCGGGAACAAGTGGGGTGAATGATTTTTATATAGGTTTTAATCCAGTAACAACTCCTAGTCAGTATGCTGGAATTCCAGAAACATATGATGGAACTTGGAATACTACTGGTATGGCTACAAATTATTTTGATAGTAAACATACAAATAATCCAATATATAATGATTTCCCTGGACCAGTAGATTTTATGAGTGGAATGTCTCTACATCCAGCCAGTTTAGCACAATCAGGTTCTATCACAGGATTTACTAATAATTATAATCCAGGTATGTTTGGTGGTTGGAGTGTTGGTAATCCTGAGGGTGATTCTAAACTTCTTGGTATGTGGAATACTGATTTCCTACCTAATGAAATGCTTACTTCTTTATGGACAGGTTATAATTATAATAATACTGTTCAATTTGGTCAAGCTGTAGATTTTATGAGTGGAGTAAATTCTTATTATCCAACAATAGATCCTTCTGTTCCGGGATTTAATCTTAATTTTAATGAAGGTGGTTATACAGAAGGTATTGGATTAGGTGGTTCTAAATATTTAAATATACCAACTGGAACACACACAGCTTATGGTAGTTCGTTATCATTTACTGATACTGAAGGTGATATTGGTGTTGATTTTATGACAGGAATGTCACATCATGAATTGAGTTTAGCTAATTCAGGTTCTATATCAGGTTTTAATATTAAATATAATCCAGGACAATTTGGTGGATGGACACCAGATAATCCTCAAGGTGATTCTAAACTTTTAGGGTTGTGGGATACACAATATGGACAAGGTGAAATATTAACTTCTATGTGGAGTGGTTATACTGATGAAAATAATAACACTGTGGATTTCCCTGGACCAATCGGAGATTTTTCTCTTAATTTTAATCCTAATTTTCCTGGTGGTTATTCAACTGAAAATCCAATTGGTGATACTAAATATGATTTAACTGATGATGGTAGTGTTATTACTGATATGTATTCATCAACAATTGATGATGAAATTGTTAATTTTAGTCAAGAAAATTTATTTGATAATCAAAAAATATTACTTAGAAGTGGTGTGGAGGTTGATAAATGGAAAGGATCAAGTCAAGGTGGTCAACTTTCACCACAATTTGATGTTTTATATAATACACTTCCGTGGATTCAAAGTGCTAAAGATGCTAAATATGGGGGTCCAATACAAGATGGTTCTAATATTAATAATTTAGACAGATTTAATCCAAAAGCAGATATATGGAATGATGGGGCTAGAATTGGTAATACAAATCCATCTTTAACATTGAATAATAGCAGTCTTTTAAGATTATCTACATTAAGTCAAAATCCAATTAGTACTGATTATGGTGGGAGTAATGAACCATATATAATTGATCATTTGGGAAATGTAGATGATAATTTTGTAGGATTTTCAGTTCCTGTAACAAGAATGAAAAAAGATGTTATAAGAATTTCTAAATTTTTAACATCTGTTAAAGGTGGTCAATTTATATCAAATCAAAACTTTTTAGGACAATTTCAACAATATAGAACTTTTTATGATCCATTATCTACATTATTAAATATATCTTCACCTAAAAAAGGACTTGGTACTCTTTTACAAACTTATTCTAGAGATGAAGGTTTATTAGGTACTATTGCTGGTGGTGTGGGTACACATAGAACTTATAGTGAATGGTTAGATGAAAGGGCATTGGGATATGATCAATGGGGTTCTTCAACTGGTAATACTTTCAATCTTAACTTATTTCAACCTGGGGAAGAAAAGACATCAGAAACTACTACAGCAAATCCAGCACCATCAACATATGCTGAAAAAGAATTAAGACATACACCTATGGCTTTCAAAGGTTATGATTTATTAGCTTCAGGTGTAGAATTTTTTACAAACTTACTTGTACCTGGTGGAACTGGTGGTGGTAAAGCGATTGATCCAGCTGGAATAACTAAAGAATCAGGAATAGATTCTAGAAAGAATATGAATGTGAGTATTGATTCTAGAAGATCTCCATTAGGTGATATAGGAAAAGGTGATTTACATACATTAACACCTGCAATTACAGATGCGAGTGTTGTTGAAAAACAAACAGATGGAATGCCATTTTATTTTAAAGATTTGAGAGATAATAAGATTATTACATTTAGGGCTTATATAGAAGGGTTGAGTGAAACAATATCACCGACTTGGAACTCAGAAGAATATATTGGAAGAAGTGAACCTGTATATACTTATAAAAATGCAGAAAGAGAAATTAATTTTTCATTAAAATTATTTGCTGGAACAAAGGATGAATTGAATATGATTTATTCTAAAATGAACAGATTAACTTCTCTTGCTTATCCAGAATATATTGCTCAAGAAGAAGTTACAAATAATCCAAATCCAAATACACAAGTTGGTACACTAAAGATTGGTACTCCTGGTGCAAAAACAAGAATGAAACCACCATTGTGTCAATTAAGACTTGGTAATTTATTTGGAACTAATGGTAATTTACTTTCTGGTTTTATTAAATCTTTAAGTTATAATTTTCCTGATAATGCGCCATGGGAAATTAAAGCTGGTGAAATAGTTCCAAAATATATAGAGGCTGAATTAGGATTTCAAGTAATACATTCAAAAGTTCCTGAATTGAATACAGCTAATATTAATCATTTTTATGGTATACATCAAATTCAACAAACAACTTCTACAAGTACAGATTCAAATGTAGATAATCAAACTTCAGAAACAGAAAAGAATGTATTTTTAGAAGGTGCAGGTGTTGGTGGTGGTGGATTGAATAATTTTAATTTAAATAGTTAATGGGGTATAATTATGGGAAGATATGAAAATACAAAAATGAAAGATAATATGATGAAAAGAGGAACTTCAAAAAAAGTTTTTGAAGGACCTTCTAAAAATTCTACTAATTATAGTTCAGTACCATTTACTGATTCTGATTTATATGTTATAACTCAACCAGGTGATAGATTAGATTTATTAGCTCATCAATTTTATAAAGATGTTAATTTATGGTGGTATATAGCTAGAGCTAATGGTTTAAAATTTATGACTATAAAAGCAGGAACTAGATTAAGAATACCAGCTACAACAAAATATGCAATAGGAAAATAATAGGTTATGGCACAGAGTGTTAAAAATTTAATTTTTGGTTCTGATATACCTCTTTATGTTAAAAGAAAAATAGAAGCTAGGCAATTAATAGCTGAAAAAGATATATCACCGAATGAATCAATAACATCCAAATATACAAAAGAAGGAATAGCTGATACTTACGATATTAATTCAGCATTGGGTATTGGTGGTATGCCTACAGATGGTATAGCTGATAATTCATCAAGAACACCTATTGCAAGAATGTGGTGTTCAGTTAATATTGCTGAAAATTTAAAATTGGGTGAAGTTACTGGTGAACAACAATTGATTGATTTTTGGGATAAAAAAACAACTGGAGATTATAAAGATAGAGATGTATATTTAAAAAAGATTAAACAAAATCATTGGGAAGAAAGAGAATGGAAAAAATTAAATAATGCTAGAAAAATTTATTCTATTGGAAATCATGAATTTAATACATTTGAGATAGATGCGAATCAACAAAAAACTGAAGCTGTTAGTGATAGCGCAGGTTCAGAAGTTATTTCAGCTGATGTTATGAAAGCTGTAGCTCCATATGAAGGTGAAACCAATTTGAATAGATTTTTAAGACCAGGAGCTGGAATTACATCTGTTACATCCGAAACAGAAACAAATTTTGGTGCTATAAAAAGAACCACTGTTAATTTTATTGTACATAATGTTGATGATTTTAATAAAATTTATATGAAATATTTTATGAAACCTGGCGCTACTATTTTTGTAGACTTTGGTTATAGTACTGGCGCTATATATGATATTGAAGAAGTTTTGGATTCGGAAAGTATTGAAGATTCTTTATATGGTTCAGAAGGACATGTTCCGTTATCAAATGGTGATTTGGATGTTGTTTATGGTAATGTTGTAAATTATACTGCTACTGTTAGAGAAGATGGTGGTTATGATTGCATGGTTGAAATTATGTCTAAAAATATGGCTTTAATGTCAAATACAATGGAAGAAAATTTTAAAGATAAAGTAAAGGATGGATTAGATTCAGAAATTTTAGGATTTGTAACTGCTGGTGTATTTGGTGATCCAATGTTATATTATTATAGTAGGCAATATGGTCAGAATGTGGAAAATGAAGCTCAATTGAAGGCTGAGTTGGCTAGAGCGGCTATGGATGCTTTGGGTGGTAGATATGTTCAATTTCCAGGAGAATCAGGAACTCAATCTGTAGGTTCTAGAGTAGCTTCTAAGTGGGGAGTATTTGTTAGGGGTAATGAAGATAGTTATATTCCATATGTTTGTTGGGGTTGGTTTGAAGATCATATTTTAAATACAGAATTAGGTTTCGCTGATGACCCTTCTACTTTAAAAAATCAAAATAATAGTACTAATAAATCTCAAAATCTTTATGCTAAGTTTGATTCTAGTAATTCTTTTGTAACCTATAATAAATTTTTAGTAGAATCTATGAAAAAACATGCTAAAGTAGTTTCTGGAATTGATGAGTGGATTCTTTATCCAGAAACTTGGGGTAGTGTATGTACTACCTATAATATAGATAGAAAAATGGTACCTGAAAGAACTAGAAATAAGGGTGTACAAAAAGTACCTTGGGTTAATTGGGATGATAATTTAGATGGGTATATTAAATTTGAAGAGGATGATAAAAAAAGAGATGTGATGCCATTACGAGAAATGTATATTTCAACAAAATTAATAAAAGAAGCTATGGAAAATGATTCTTCTACACCATTAGCAATTCTTCAATATATGTTTGATAAAATTTCTGAAGTAACTACTGGTATTATTGATTTGGGAGTATCCTCAAATAGTTATGGTCAGCATAGTATTGCTGTTATTGATAAGTCTACAATAGCAGCTGATGCAAAATCTCAAAAGAAAGATTTTTTGGATACTTTATTAGAATTTAATCCTTATAGTAAAACTTCAATTGTTAAAGAATATAGCTTAGAATATAATATGCCTGAAGATGGGTTAGGAAGTCAAATGGCTATAGAATCTATGGGAAATCTTGAATCAGATTTAGATGATGTTAAAAATTTAAATTTAAAAAAGACATTAGAAGATATATTAGCATTTGAAAAATTAAATAGATTGGGTGGACTTTCAGCTGATGATTTAAATCAATTTGATGATAAATTTATCAGATACGAACCATCTGTTGGGGCAGAAGCTGGTAAAAGACATTATGATAAAGTTAAAGGTTTTGAAAATGATAAATTTAAATTTGATATAGGTTATATATCTTATGGTAAGAGGAGAAAAGGACTTAATTATCAAAATTTTGATAAAAATAAAAGATATGATCCTGGTCAGGCAGATGATCAATTACAATTAGCTATGTCTTATACTTTTGATCCAGAATCAACATTAAGTGATACGGATACAAAAAGAGTTATAGATGCAAACCCAACACAATATAGTTTTTTAAAACAATATCATGATGAATTAACTGCAAGATTACAAAATATAACTTATGGAAAAATGGATAATGGGGTAACCGAACCTAGTGGTGATGAAATAAATGAAGATGACACAACAGAAACTGGTAAGTTAGCAAAAGAAAAAGCAGAAAAATATGGTCATACATTGGTAAAAAATCCTGATGACTATTGGATGGCCAAAGCAAACAAATATAATAAAATGAGTTTATCTGTTCAAATTCAACTTAAAGCCAATTTATCTATACAAGGTGTAGCTGGTATTCAACCAGGACATATATTTAGAATTAAATATTTACCAAAATCTTACATGGCTAATACATATTTTCAAGTGACAAAAGTAACTCATGATATAAGTGATTCGTGGACTACTAAATATGAAACAGTTATGAGAATACATCCATATGGTAATAATGATACATCAATTGATGATGTTAGAGTTACATTATCTTATATAACAGATGCTCTTAATTTAAAGTTAGGTAAAGGATGGACAAAAGCTTTCAACAATTTAGAACCTGTAATGTTGAATCCAAATAAAAATGCACCAGTATCAGGATATACCATGTATCCAAAAAATATAGCTGCTGTTTTTAAAACCACTCTTACAGAAGCGATAATGAATATTACTGAATTCAGTCATGATTTTGATAAATGTAATGAAAATGATTCGACACCTTTATATATTCCAGCTATTGCAGAAGCTGTCCGTGTTGAAAGTACTGACACTCCAGAAAGTCAGGTATATGCTGGTACACCAGAATTTCAAGAGTTTTTAGGTAGACAAAACTTTGGAGACATGACAGTTGATTTTCCCATTAATGAACTATGGTATAAAGAAGGTCTTTCAAATTCAAACTCAATACAATCTGGTTATGCTGCAACATCAGGAACTCCTATGACTACATCATCACAAATAACATCTGGTTATGCTATGATGAATATGTCAGCTGAAGAAATACAATCGTATTTAGAAAACACCTCTACTGAAGAGATTGTAGCTCATATGGACCGAAAACCATCTTCGAGAAAACTAGCACAAATAAACCCTACTTATAAAGTTCAGGGTCGTCGTGAATATGCTACACAAAGTGAACCATATGGTGTTACGGGTAATACTCTGAAAGGTGCAGGTGGACTGACAGTATGGTTGATATTACATGAAGATTCAGATAAGTGGTTAATATGGCCAGCTGACCCTACAAATGATTGGGTACCGTTGGATAAATTACTTGGTAGGTGGACTGAAGTACCAATTATGAGACAAGATACAGCGGGTGCATCGGGTCTTGGAACTAGTGTTGCGGGAGTAGAACATCAAGAACAAGTGGTTGAAGCACAAGTGAAAAAATATGAAGGAACTAATCAAGAAAAAACAGAAGGTATAGATCCTAGTATGGATTTATATTGTCAAAATAGAGTTAAAGGTTTGATGCCAGACGATTGTTATGATGCACTTGGAGAAGCTGGCGCAGCTCTAAAAGCGTCAGATCAACTTGCATATGAAGAACTTCAAAATTCATATTGGAGAGAACCTCCTGTAGGAGATGATGAAGATATAATGCCGATATGCAAACAATGTAATGGGAAAGATAGTGTATGGTTAGATGATGATGATTGCAATTCAGAATTTTGTGATTATGAGGATAATTGGTTTTTAGTACCAAATACTTGTAGACCAAAACCATGTTGTTACTCATATGATTGTGATTTAGAAAATCCTGAAAATAATTAAAAAAAGCTTGTTTTTAACAAAAAAAGGTTATATATTAATATACGATGTATACGGTTATACCAATATTTTCAAATCCAAATTTACATCCATTACATAAAGATAATGGATTATCAGCACTTTGGTGTCAACCAGAATCTGCAGAAGAACCATTCTTTATAATACAAAAACATCCTGATTCGGATGATATACTTCAAGATTATAAATGGTTAGACGAAGAATTAATTCAAACACCTGATAAAAAACTATTGAATCATTTCTATGAATTTAAAGATGTAGTAGATAAAAACTTCATTTGGTGGAATGAAACGGGTAAACCATTTGACAATAATATTCGTAATAATGCAATAGATTTTTTGGGTAGTAAGTTCTACAATGTTAAAAAACTCAATGAAATCATACCATTAACTAAACATAATGAGTATTGTAGTGAGGTTTATAGTAAAATGGTTAGAGCATATACAGGTGAGAATGATGATTATATGAATGATGCTATTAAAGCTTTTGGTTCGATTGAAAAGAATGGTATCAAAGTTTCAGATGATGTATGTGATATATTTGACATAAGAGTAAAAAAACATATATCAGATGGTAAGTTATATACAAGATATAATCTATGGACATCAACTGGAAGACCTTCAAATGCATTTGGTTCAGTTAATTTTGCAGCATTAACACCTGAACAAAGAAAGGCATTTATACCTGAAAATGATATGATGGTTGAGTTTGATTATGACGCATATCATTTGAGATTAATAGCTGATTTGGTTGGATACCATACATTTGATAAAAATTCAGTACATCAACATTTAGCAGATTGGTATGGTTGTTCATATGAGGAGTCAAAACAAAAAACTTTTAAGTTATTATATGGTGGAATCGATAAGGAAACAAGAGAAAAAGTACCATTTTTTGATTTAACATATAGTTATATAAATAAGAAATGGAATGAAATAAATCGTTATAATTCTGTACAAACTGATATTTATAGACGGAAACTATTATTTGAAAACTATGAAGATTTGAATAGAAATAAACTTTTTAATTATTTGATTCAAGCGAATGAAACAGAAACAAATATTGTTACGATAAATGAATTACAACACTATTTATTAGGGAAGAAAACAAAATTAGTTCTTTATGGATATGATAGTTTCCTATTTGATTTTTCTAAACAAGACGGAGTTATTGTATTGAAAGAAATTAAGAATATTTTAGAGAGAAATGGCCATATGACAAAAGCTCAAGCTGGTTTGAATTATGGTGAAATGAATAGCATTTCCGAAAGGTTATAATGGAATTTAATATAGACAAAATATTGACTGAATGGTCTTACAGAGTACCCACTGGTATTATTGATTTGAATGATGATTATCATTTAGTTATACTTGGGGATATTTTAAATGAAAGTAAATACCCTCCAGGATTTGCATCAAAACTTTTAGAAAAGGTAAGAACATATGTTGATAATGCATATAATAGAAAATTAGGTAGAGTTGGTGAACCTTGGGGGTCTAAAGGAACACCACCTGCTGATGATACAAAACATACACCTGAAAAAGAAGAAACAGAAGGTAAAAAATTAAATGATGTAGATAATGAACATTATAATGAGGGTGTTGATCCATCTGATGAAAACTATCAGAAACAAAAAGAAAAAACTGGAAGACCTCAAGATGCAAAATTAAAACCACCTGCGAAACCATTAACAAGAGAAGATATAGATCATATGTTTCCTCCTGGTGTTCCTGCTAAATATAAAGATGTAATGTTAAGATTGTTGAATTCAAATTTAAAATCAAAACCAACTTTGAAAATGAATGAAGTTATGGCAGGTGTTGGTGCTGGTGCAATGCCAGCTCAAGCAGCTGAAATATTTACGATGATAGCAGCTACTATGGACGATGAACAATTTGAAGAATTTATGGATACAATAGAAGAACATTATGGTAATTTTGAAAATCCAAACCAAGCTGTATTTGATCAAGATTGGAGAGAATCTATAAGAGGAGCTAGAGCTACTATTAGAGATTTTGCGGCACCTGATGAAATTGAATTTTGTGCTTGGGATACAAAAGGTGATGTTGAAGCTATGGGATTACCATATGGTGAAAAAGGATTTTCAACAGATGTATATTTTAGAACAAAATCAGGTAAATTAATTGAAGTTTCATTGAAAAAGGATACTGAAGTTATGTTATCATCACCGAGTGCTGGTGGTCATGTGAAAGAAAATATATTAGGTGTAACAGGATTAAAAGATAAATATGATGCTATTGATGAAAAAATTAAAAAATTAAAAAAGAAAAAACCAAAGCCTGTAGAAGAAATAGAAAAATTAACAGAACAAAGAGATGCTGTTTTTGAAGAAGCTACTGATAAACTATATGGAAAAGATAATCCAGCGAATCCATTTCATGCACAAAGAAAACAGAATGAAAGTACAAATAACATGATGGGTGGTCTTGATGAAACTCAAATTGATAATATTGAAAATATGTCAGATGATGATATAGATGAGATTCGGAAAAATAATAAATCATCCCTTCCAGAAAAAGCTTATCCAGCATCTTATTTAAGAGCTAGTAGAGATTTAATAAAACATCTTAAACAAAGTGGATATGATGTACCACCGATTACAAGAGAAATGTTTAATGAAGTTATGGATCCAGATCATCCAAACTATAATGAAGATATTAAAAATGGTCTTGGTATTACTACCAAATCAACAACTGGTACTGGTGGTGATAAATATTTTTCAAAAGTTGCTATGGCAACAAATAAATTATTAGCTGGTTCAGGTGATGAAAAAGCTCAACAAAGTGTTGAAAATCATATGAGAATAACTGATGAGTTTGAACAAAAATATTTAGAAGAAACTTTAAAAGATACGCCAGCTGGTAGACAGATGAGAAAAGCTACTATGGAATTAATTCGTGAAAAATTCCCATTAAAATCAATGATGGAAGGTGAAGAAGTTATGGCATTAGGTGGGTTGGCTGGTTCACCTGAAGTTTTTGAAGAAATGTTTGGTCTTAATCCAGATACAGGAAAACCATATACATATGATGAATTAGAAAAGAAATTAGTAATAAGAGATAACAAATTAGTATTTGTAGCAGAGGGTGGTGAGGAAATAGAGATATGTACTTTCCAAGTTAGAAATAAAGGAAGAGGGTATAATAATTTAGAATCATCTACACTTGAAATGAAAATACCAGATAGTATGAAACAAAGAATATATTGTGCTAATGTAAAAGTAGCAGCTAAAAAAGGAATATCAGAAGAAGAATTTAGAAAGAATTTATCAACTGTTGAGAAAAACCGACAAGATAAATTAACCAAATCTTTGGGAGCTTGTAAATAATGAGAACACAACTACTAGCTACATTTACAACTAAAAAAGATTTAGAAAACACTGTTAAGAGAATAACAGACGCTTATACAATTGCATTTAAAAAGGTATATGTATTACAAAATGAAAACAATGTGGATGAATTGATATGTACATACAATGTAGATTTATCAAAAGGTGCGGATTATAATGCTGTAAAAGGTACAATATCATTACATAGAAAGAAACATTCGAATACACTATATACAATAAACGCATTAAATGAAGTAATTGCAAATTTAAATAACGGACTTATAGATAGTAAGTTTATAGTGCCATGGGAAAACTTTAAAAATACCTTAATGGTAACTAACTCAGATGGGTTAAATAAGATTTCAACTAGGATTTATAAAATAATTTCAGTTGATTAAAAAAAAAGCTTGTTTTATATACGTAAAATGATATATATTATAAGTAATAATGGTTATATGGTTATATTAACCATAAATAATAAACGATAAAACATAAATAATATAGGAGAAATATAATGGATATTTCACAAATAAAAAGTCGACTAAATCAGT